GGGTGTGTGGTATTGCTTTGGCATGGCACTTTGTCTTAGCGCCTTTTGTTATATTTTTTACTGCTATGTTTGGTGTCACTATGCCACCATTACCTGAGTTTGACATGGGATCATTGATGACTGTGCTGATGGGTATGCTTGGATTGGGTGGACTACGTACCTTTGAGAAGTATAAGAAGATTACAAAGTGACAGCTCCTATATGTGAACGCTGTAAGATTGCAATGATTCTTACTGCCTTGAAGAATGTATGGAAATGTCCTATGTGTGGTGTAATAGAAAATAGGAGATTGAAATGAAAGTACCAGTGTACACACAACTAATAGATGAACTCAAAGCTGATGAAGGTGTTAAGAATGAAATCTATCTTGATCATCTTGGCTTACCTACTTGTGGTGTTGGACATCTTATCCGTGAGTCAGATCCTGAACATGGATTAGAAGTTGGCACACACATAGATGATGAAAGAGTTAATGAGTTATTCGATCAAGATATGCAGACAACATTGATTGAATGTGGTCATCTTTATCCTAACTTTGATAACTTACCTGATGAAGCACAAAAAATAATTGCTAATATGATGTTCAATCTTGGTCGACCTCGTCTATCCAAGTTCATTAAGATGCGTGAACACGTCAATAATGGTGCTTGGAATGATGCTGCTAATGAAATGTTGGACTCTCGGTGGGCAAAACAAGTACCAAATAGAGCTAATCGTCTTATTGAACGTATGAGAAACATACAAAGCTGAAGTATATTTTAGGGTACAATTATACTAGAGGGGTTGGTTTACCCCTCTGTATGGCTCTTATATCAAGACTTTTTTTCGTTAAAATACATTACAAGTTGACTTCTGCCCATGCTACCTTTTCTTGTAGTGCCATCACGATAGATCAAACCTTTATTCTCTAGTTGTTTATATCTTGGTGTGATACTTGACTCTCTAATATTATGCAGTTCTAATTTTGCATAAACATCATCATGTATCGCACCTTTCTCACCAGATTGTTTTATGGCTCGAAGAACAATTCCTTCAAGTCTATTGGTGTCAACTTTTTCTGCAGCTTCCCATGACGTTTTAGGGTCATGGGTTCTTGCTAATGCTTCACTAATCATTTGATCTTTTTTAGAACGGGATATCGTCGACATCTTCACCTCCTAATACTGATTCATGTTCTACAATAGTTTGATCTCTTGCAGGTTCTTCTACTCTTGGTGTACTGTCACCTATCCGTGCAGATAGAAACTTAGTGTTACCATCTTTGGATACTGTTTTCCAACAAGCAATCCTACGTTTATCTTGATTTGGCATAGTCACTGGTCCACTGAAATCAGGTGCTTTTTCATTCAATGACTTGTCATTCTCGTACATAGTACCGACTTTGACATAGACATCTCGTGCTGTACCACCATCAGGTAGTGATGCTTTGACTATAGCAATACGATACTCTGATCCCTCGCTATTGAGCTTCCCTTGCACAAGCAGACTTTCATCTGCTCGTGGTTTAAAGAAACTACCTCTGTCTGTATTATCATAATCCATCATCTTCTCCTTTCATCTTTGGTTTGCTGATTTGGATTGTAGGCTTGCTTGCTTCATTACCATCATCATCTTCTGATGGCAGACCATACACCGACTGCAATGTATATCGCTTGGCATATGTAATAGCAGAGCCAATCTTCTGTGGGTTTTCATAATTAGCTTGTGACATTATGATTGGTAGCTTTGACACATAAGTACTTTCATCAATAACGTGACGTACTGTAGTGACTACTACTACTTCTGATTTGGTTTCCATGTGACTGGTGTAAACGTAATCAATCTCTTGGGTAAAGAATAAACCAAATTGATTCCCTTGATTTACTGCAGAGATAACAGACTCAAGTGTAGAGTAGTTACTTCTGAAGTGTGGGTTCTTGCCATCTTTCTTGGCAGTCACAGCAAGTCTTTGAAACTCAAGCATTGCTTGTCTCAAAGTTGCAGTAACTTTGGGGTGTGCTTTACTTGGCACGGTTTTTTTGGTATTAGTATTTGTATCTGTCATGTGTACCTCCAATCACAGATAGTTATAAAGGGGTAAGTGGGTCGCTTATCCCTTTTTTGTTATGCGTATAGACCCACGCTTATCTCTTTTGACACTGAGTTTGTCGTTATATATTTCTGACTCATTGTCTTTCATCTCTGCCTTTAGTTCTTTCTTTGCGTTCTCAAATGCTTTTGCATTATCTTCGTACAATAGATATTCTGTACTTGCTAGTGCAAAGCTATTACTTCTTGACACATCACGTTTGACTTTGCCATTGATAGCTACATTGTCTTTGATGCTTTGCTTGACTTTGACCAATACATCTTCAGGTCTTTCATTGTGTACAACATATTCCCAAAACGCTTTGATCTTATCAAGCATATCCGTTTGATAGTCTTTGTTCTCACTGACAACTACACACTCATGCTTGTTGCCAAAGATAACAGAGAATACCATTTGTGGCAGACCTGATATGTACATATAGAACTGCATTTGTGGCATATAGTAATCCAACATATAGTCCATATCATTACGACTATGTGTGTGCTTACATTCTACACCAATGTATTTGTCACGATCTTCACCATCAAGTGTACCTTGTAGTTTGATACTGCCATACATTTTTGTATGTTTAGACTGTGGTACAAAGTCATACTCATAATATTTTTGTAACCAATTTAAGTTAAAAATTTCTGTGAAAGAACCTAACTGAACATTGAATTCGTAACTCAAATCTTTACGACCAAGTAATCCCATTTTGATTTTCCATAGTTCTTCCCACTTGCCTTGCATCAAAGATACCATATCGCTACCTCTGATGAAGTCTTCACGCATAGCTGCATGACGTAGTTCTGTTGTCATAAGACCTCCAATCTTGCTATCAGCATACTACATTTATTGTTATAAATCAAGCACTTAATGTGCTTTACCATAACCTCTGTAATCAGCAGTCATACCTTTGGGTTGAATTTTTTCATCTCTATCTGAATAATATTTAACAGACATGAAATAATTCATATATGGTTTTGGTATGTACCGATCATAATCTTTTTCTTGTAATGCTTCAGGTGCATCTTCAAATCTTTCTTCACTCATTTTCTTTTACTCCTTCAAATTGTTCGCTAACTTCTTCTTTTCTTTCGAAGCCAATGTATTCACCTTGTTCCCATTTATCTTTAGCTTGTTCTTTAGATTCTGCTTGTATAGTATATTCATTCAAAACTATTGCAGAAGAACTTACAATATATTCTTTCATTTTATTCTCCTATTGCTGAAATTAGTTTGCTTGATACTGCTTCGACCAATGACTTACGATAGTGCAGCATTGGTTCAATGAACTCATGGAACTCTGCCACAGTTGGAAAGAATTTGCAGTTCATAATAACTTTCTCACAAGCATACTTCATTATGTCTGCAGGTACATGTTCAAACTTCTTGGCATAGACTTTGGCTTTGAAGGCTAAGTCTTTTTGTGTTAGATGGCTTTGCTTGGCTGTACATACCATGACTTCTATTAGCCATTGATGTATGTCTTTGGGATCAGCTACAGTCATACATTCACGCAATGCTTTCATTACTGCAGGCTTGTTAGCTTTGAGTTGATAAGCACACTCTGATATTGTAGGCATTTGCCAACGTGCAAACACATATTGATTGTTAGTCTGTTCCGTTATCTTGCAGTTCATTATAGACTCCAAGATAGAAACTGTCGACTTGGTTACTTTGTTTGGATCTGATCCTGCTTGTTCGACCAGAGTTTTTGCGATCAAGTTGTCTTTGACACCATTGGCTATAGACTTGATTCCAATCTCCTCTGCTGTATTGGTTTGTAATATAGAAATGTTTGAAGTATTTGATCTCTCTGTCATGGTTGACCTCCTTGTATTGATTGATTACTTCTTGGCTTGGTTGCCACTCATTAGTTAGTTTCGGCATGATGATCTCCTACAACTCCGTGCCAATATTCATTGTAGAATTGTTCTGCGAAAAAATCACACCATTCTTTTTCATGCTGAAGCTTTGGTTTCATATTATAGTTTACGAACCTTTTGACTTCAGCTACATCTTCAGACTCGCTGATCTTGTCTTCAAGTCCTTTGATTCCTGATACCTTTTGTTCCCACTCAAGGTATATATTATTTTGTAGATTTGCCATTGTTACCTCCTTTACTAAGCATCATCTCTGCTACTCTATGACCTAATACAATATCATCATTGCATTTATCGCAACATCTACCATCTGCGATTGGTTCTGCACTATGACCTTGATCCCAATACATAATGCCATCTGCACTATAATGTTTCTCAATATCACCTTTACATATGATACATTTTAAATGTGTCACTTCAATATCTCCTTAAATATTTTATCAGGAATAATAGCAACCCATCTAGGATCGCCAGTCTTACGTTTATACATAGCAATATCTTTTCCTTGTAACACTTTGAAAACACTTGGAAATTTATCTACTGCTCTGTATTTTATTTCAACAACATACTCTTTATCATTAATAATTAGTTTGATGTCACCAGTATGCTCACCACCAAGACTACCTGATAGTGGTACTTTTTTAGCAGGTA